GCTTGCCCGCCAGGCCATCGTCGATGGCATCGAAGACGCCGGGGAGTTCGCGCTCGACGAACTCGATCATTTGCTCGTATCGAGCGCGGTGGATCGCCCTGGACGCCAGCCAGTGGGCGCGGTCCACTTGCGTGACGCCGGCCCGCACGAAGGGGTCGAGCGTCGGGTCCACCAGCAGGGCACGGGAAGCGCGGCCGCTCCACAGCAAAAGCAGGTGACCGGCTCTCTTGAGCGACAGCAGCGCATCTCGCGCACCGTCGACGAACTCCATCGGCGTCGTCGTGTCGGCGTAGGGACGGTCTTGTGTTATGACCGTGCCGTCCCAGTCGATGGCAATCCGCACCCTCAACGTCCTTCGTTCAGTTCCCGCAGTGACTGCTCGGCCAGGTCGGCCCCGGGCTGTGGCTCCTTCTTGAGCGCTTCGATCTCCGCCTTGGGATTGTCGATGTTGAAATCACTCGCGACGTGCCGCACGGCCGTGTCGAGTGTGATGATCTTGGCGAGCCGCGCCTGCGACGTCCCCTGCACCTTCTGCAACGTATCGGCGGCGCTCGCCTGAGAGAAGGGCGGCCACACCAGCTCGAGCACGACGCCGGGCACGGTTCCCAGTGCCTCGGCCACCAGCTTGCCATCATCGGACTTCTTCGGTGGCAGTTCGATCTCGGACTTCACGATGGTGCCGGCCAGGATGCGCTGGCCGCTCGCCGTCACGATGTCCTCGCCAATCTGAGACCCCTTGGCCATCTTGCGCGCGACCGTCACGAGCTTCTGCATCAGCAGCACGACGCCGCGGTTCCCGTACTGTTGGCGCAGCATCGACGCCTTGGCGTACATGCTGGCGGTTCGCTTGTTGATCTCGGTAGCGGTGACGGCGGCCCCGTCCTCGCCCTCTTCATCAGGCAGCACGCAACTCGCGAGCTGTAGCGCCTTCTTCTGAAATCGGTCGGACTGCTTGGCCGCGATGTCGATGCTGCTGCCGGTGCTCTCGGCATACCCGAGTGTCCCGCCCTTCTCGGTCTTGACGGCACTCTGGCTGCCCAGCTTGACCTGGCTGAAGTCGCCGTCGCTAGCTAGCACGGGCGTCGGGTCGGCGTTCCGGGCCGAGCCCGTGTGGCACTGCGAGTCCAGCTCGCCGATGCGATCGAAGTAGTCGTAGCAGCCGAGACAATCAGGATCCCCGTCCATGTCGTCAGTCACCGGCTTGTTCTGGATCCACTCGATGGGTACGAAGCCGTAGCCGTGCTTCACCAACTCCTCGACGGTCTCTGGGTTCGCCCAATCGGGTTCCGTCGAGCCGTCCCCCACTTCCTGGGGTTTCCACAGACAATCCGCCTCGTGGTCCACTGTGCGCCGGTACCAGAACTTCTTCTCTTCCCACTCGCCGGTGTCGGAGCGGACTTCCTTCGGGTACATGTAGCGGACTTCCAGCTTGGCCAGTTGCCCCGGCTTCTTCGGATCCCAGGTCGGGAAGCACCACCGCCGGTCGAAGCTCTCGAACAGCACCTTGCTGGCGATGATCTTGAAGCCCACGATCGCGGTCCCCATGGCCCCGCCCATGTCTCGCGCCAGCATCATGGTGGCCCACAGGCCCGCCGCCTTCGTGACCGACTGAACCCACGACTCGGTCAGTGGGTCGCCCGCCGCCTTCCACGCCGGTGCCTGCTGCTCCGTGAACAGCAGGTCAGTGAAGCGCGACACGATCACGTGGCACAGGTGGCACGGCACAGACGGTCGCCGATACTTCAGGGGAAGATTGCTGAGGTTCTTGCCCACGTCCTCGTAGCCGGCCGGCAGCACTTGCGACGACGCCACCCCCTCGCGTGACACCGCGTCCAAGTGTGGATCGCCGTCCCACCCGATCACGCAGGCATCGTGCTGGGCCGTGCGGAAGTAGGCGTACAGCCGGTTCAGTTCCACTTGTGTGGGCGACAGCCCGAGCCGCCGCATCCGCTCGTTGACGAGCTGCTGGTCGGCCACTGCGCCGACCACTTGGGCCGCTGCCCCAATGTCCCTCGTTATTCCAGACGCCATCATGTCACCGCGCGGGGACTGTCGCCTTTAGGCGACAGAGGAAGCGCGTCCCCTCTTCCTCTTGGTTGACACCGCATATCTGTGTGATATGCTTTGTGTGTGGAAAAGATGCTCCTGAGTTTCTCTAAACCCGCGAATGAATGGCTCCGCAGGGAAGCCACACGCCTCGGGATTCCCGTGACCGAGTTGGTTCGGCGAATTATCGACGAAAAACGCAAAGCGGGCTGAACATGCGCCGGGCCTTCAAGTTCCGCTTGTATCCGACCGCCAACCAAGCGCGCGAGCTTGGCATCATGGTGGAGACGCACAGGCGGCTCTACAACGCCGCCCTGGAGCAGCGCAAGCTGGCCTATGAGACGCGCGGGTTGAGCCTCAACTACTACGCTCAATCGAATCAGCTCAAGGAGTTGCGAGCGTCCGATCCGTACCAGGCACGCACCAACTTCTCCTCGGAGCAAGCGACACTGCGACGGCTCGATAAGGCGTACCAGAACTTCTTCCGACGCTGCCAGCAGGGTAGCAAGGCGCCGGGTTTTCCACGCTTCAAGGGACGCGAGCACTACGACAGCGTGACCTTCCCGGCCTACGGTGATGGCATCCGCCTCGCCGACAATCGGCTGCGCGTCCAGCACGTGGGCACGGTTCGCACGAAGATCCACCGCTCCGTCGATGGCACGGTCAAGACTGCCACTCTCAAGCGCGAGGCCGACAAGTGGTTCGTGGTTCTGTCCTGCGACTTGGGCGACGTTGTCGTTGCTCCGAGCACGCTCCCCGCTGGTGGCATCGACGTTGGCCTGGAGGCATTCCTCACCACAAGCGACGGTCAACGCATCGGGAATCCCCGCTACCAGAAGGCCGAGTTGCCGAAGCTGCGCCGACTCCAGCGCGCAACCTCGCGCAAAAAGAAGGGCGGTCGCAACCGCAGAAAGGCATCGCGCCGAGTCCGCGTCCTGCATGCACGCGTCCGCAACCTGCGGCACGAACATCACCACCAAGTAGCTTTGAAACTGATCCGGTTGTACGGCTTGATCGGAGTGGAAAGCTTGAGCGTGTCCAACATGCTCAAGAACCACTCGCTCGCTCGTGCAATCTCCGACGCCGGCTGGGCCGGCTTCGTGAACGTCCTCCGCTGCAAGGCCGAAAGAGCCGGTGCGGAAGTCGTGGCTGTGAATCCGCGCGGGACATCCCAGGAATGCAGCGGGTGTGGCGTCGTGGTAGCCAAGACCTTGGCTGACCGCTGGCACACCTGCCCAGACTGTGGGCTGTCTCTGCACAGAGACGAGAACGCCGCCCGCAATGTGCTGGCGCGCGCACTCCAGGCCCGGACGGGGCCTGCGGGCCTCAAGAGCAACCCTGCTCTGGTCCGAGAAGCTGTCTGCTTTAGCTGACAGAGTCGTCACGTGTTCACCGTATCATAGTGGGTTGAGCCGCAGTCGTACAGTTCCGACTTGCGGTTTGGGAGGCTGAATGCCGAGACGCTCGCCTTCCTTCGCGAACCACGAACTTATGAGCGAGTCGCCCGTGTGCGCGTCGGGGTGATACGCCCGGATCTCATCTAGCCATATCTCGACTTCTGGATCGCATTGGCCGTTGTCGTTCGGGATGATCCATTTCCCGTTCGCGAACTCCACCCCCATGGCCTCGACGCCGAATGAGGGGTCGGCTTTGTTCTTACCGGTCGTGAACGGGATGATCGGCACTGACGTCCACTTGACGAGCAACTGGCACAGGTAGTCCTGCGCTTGGACGTTCTCCACTACGAAGATTCCGTGGAAGCGCTGGTGCAGGGCCACCACCTTCTCCATGATCTCGTCTGCCATGAAACGCCCGGCTTCGATCCACAGCACCTGCCGATCGCCATTCGGGTGGATCAGCAGCACGAAATAGACCGTCCGCGCGTTCTGCTTCTTGCGCCCTACCGCCAAGTCCACGCCGATGTAGACCTTGCACCCTGGAGGAATCGCGCGAATCGCGTACGCCAAACGCGTGCCCTCGCCGCGGGCCTTGCACTTCTCGATCCAGTCCTTCTTGAATCGTGACGTGGCGTCGTCGAGTGCCTCGCACATCAACTGGCTCTTCGACTCCAGCGGCCCCAACTCCTGTTTGCGCTGCTCGATGCGGGCCATCGGCCATCGCTCCGGCCAGGCGCTCGTCCCGTCGCGCTTCACGATCGGGAACTTGAAGCCGCGCCAGCGCCGGTTCTTGACCAGCCGATGGTACAGGTCGTCGGGGTTCCACGCGTTGCCCACCCCGATGATGCGGCCACGGCCAGTCATGCGGCCCGGGATGGTTTTGAGGTACCAGTCCTGCGTCTCGTCCCGCATGTACTTGGTCCGCGTGTTCTCGCGGTTCAGCACGTCGTCCAGGATGGCGCGGTCGATGCGGGCGCCCTGGGTATTACTCCCGATGCCCAGTGTGTTGACCGATGGATCCTTCGACAATGTGGGGCGCTTGACCGTGAGCTGCTCGCTGTTCCAGGGCATCGATGTGTCGGGCTGCAGGTGAGGAAACACCCGGTGCAGCTCCTCGGACTCCCGGATGTACTTCCCGATCTGATTCGCGATCTTCACCGCCATGCCGCTGGTGTTCGACACGATGGCGAAGCGAAGGGTCGGGTCGCGTCCCAGCTCCCACAGGGTGCGCGCAACGCTAACGCTCTGCGACTTTCCACTTTCCATGAAGCCCCACAGCATCAGCCGGTCGTACTGGTCGGCCAGCCTGTGCCACGCCTCGTGTACCGGGCACATTTCGACGGGCTTTCCCGTCTCTTCGTCGCGCATGACGAAGTCGAAGAACGCCCGCATGTCGGTGCGGGCCAGCGCGCACAGGTTCTCCTCGGCCGCGTAGTAAGCGCCGGCCAGGTCCTGTTGCTCCGCTGTGCTCAGCATCACCGCCTCGTTGCGATCATACCGACCGCGGGCGGCGCCGTCTTGCTTTCGGCTGGCTTCACCACCTGCAGCGCGTCCTGTCTCATTGCACCGATGGGCGGCGTCGCCGATGGTTCGATAGTGACGGGCCCGGCCGGTATCTGCGGCTCGGGCTGGGCGTTCGCCCCTACCTCAATGGCGTCCACCGGGATGGCGTGGTCATCCTTGGCCTTGCTGGCTATCTCTTGAGCGATGCGGGCGGCCCGAACGAACCGCGCCGCCATCTCTTCGGGCGACAGCGTGGCCGTGATGCTCTCCGAGCGGATGGGCCCGCCGTTGGGGCCGCTCACCTCGACACGTTCGGGCGGCGCTCCCTTCAGGTACTTGAGCAGCATCTCGGCAAACTCGAACTGCTTCGGGTGATTCGAGTTCACGGCCGCCGCCACCGACGCATACAAGATCTGGTTGTCCATCGACATCGTCGAGACCTTGCCGGACTTGTCGACCAGTGGATTCCCGAAGATGTCCTTGAGCGACTCGGTACCGCACAGAATGCGCATCATCCGCACGGCCGGCTTCCCGACCAAGCTCGGATCTGCCTCGACCTGCTCCACGATTTCCTGTAACCGCTTCGCCTGTGCCGTGAGGGCCGGCTTCGATGGCTCGTCCTTGAGCTTCACCGGCGGGTCGCCCCGGTCGGCGTAGGTCTTCTCACCTGGATGGGGACGCCGTCGCTTGGGCCGGTTGTCCTTTCGCCCCACTCCATGGGACATCTCGCCCACGGGCTAGCTCCCCATCGCCGGCTGCTTTTCCTCGCGCAGTGCCTGTGCCGCCGCCAGTGCCCGCCGGTCGATGATGGCCTCAAGACCGTTGTCCAATGTGCGCGCGGTCGACCGGGCAGGGAACGCGGCGCCGCTTTCGAATGCGCTCAGCGACTGCCGGCTCAGGCCAGTCTCAGCACACAAGGTCTCCTGACTGATGCCTAGAATCTGCCGCAAAATGCGAATGCTTTTCATGACCCTCGTTTCTACAAACGTAAAGCCATTCGCCTCCTATCGTCAAGTCCTAGGCGAGTCGACGAAGGCGCGATGTAAGGTGGCGTATACTGGCAACTGTGTCTTCGGCGTGGGCACATCTCCCACCAAAATCTATGCGCTGCCCCGCTCCGGTGTCATCCTGGCGTGGTCACGTGACGGCCGCGGTCAACAGCGGCAACAGCAAGTAGGAGAACACCATGGCTAAGGGTAAGGCACCGAAGGCGAAGGGCAAGGGCGGCGGACGTTCCAGCGGAACCTAGTCCACCGTTTCCACCTGGGGCCTATTCGACGTGTCTCTTGAGACGGTCGGATAGGCCCTTCGTCTTTGGCCATCGTACTTTCTCGCCCGGGTCCATTCCCATCTTCCGCATCGCCGCTCGGCCGTCCACATACTTGTCATCCGCCTCGCCGAAGCCGCTGGCCACCAGAAAAGCGTTCTTCTGCTCGCGTGTCTCAAAGCACAGGCAGCACCAGAACTCACTGTCCGTCACCAGGTCCAGCCGCTTCTGGTCTGCGTTGGCCCTGGCCATGAAGCCCGTCTTGATTTCGGCAACCTTCCGCTCGACCGACTTCTGTTCTTCCTCTGGCTCGCTCGTCAGGCTGCCAAAGCCTCCCAGATCACCAAATCCGCCAAGGTCCGGAATCCCCAGCCCGGTCGGCAGGTCGAATGCCGGCATGTCCATGATGGGCAGATCGAAATTCCCGCCGCGCTTGATTTTGCTCACGCTCGTAACTCCCTTCGGTACAGTTCCAGGTCAGCCAGGGGGAACCACTCCAACACCTTGGCGTAGTCGCCTGGTAGGTACTGCTTCATCGGGGCAAGGAACCTGTGATCCATCCCGTCGAATGTCCTGCCCCAAAGCTTGTAATCGATCGGCAGTTTGACGCCGGACTCCGCCAGCGCCTCGTCCACGTCCGCAATGTTCCAATCGTAGACAGGCCACCAGGCTAGCCGGTCCCACCTGACGGCACCGTGCTTCTTGACCGCCATCCGCCGGTAAGGAGAGTCGCAGGCCCGCACCCCTACCGCCGTAAAAACGTCCTCCAGGTGCATCTCAGTCGCGATGCTACTCATGATGGTTTCGTGCGTGTACTCGGGCAGGTTCGCGTCCTCGATGACGGGCCAGTGCTCCGGGCTCTGGAAGGTGCAGTTCTTCAGCCAGCGCACGAACGAAGGGTGAATCCGCCTGATGATCTCGCACCCGAAGAACTCCTCGTAGTACGCCAACGACCGCTGGATGAAGTCGAGCCCCGGCACCAGCTCGTAATAGACAGGGATGATCCGCTTGAAATGTGGGCGAATCGCCAGCCAGGCCGCCAGCGCATCCTTGCCGGTCGAGAATGCCAGCAGGGCCGTGTCACCCGTGATCTCAGCCATCAAGGGCCGCAGCTCGGCCGAGGTCGCGGGGTGCCGCCAGTTAAGGGGCGCTTGCATCGGGCGCCTCCTCGGGCCTGAACCCCAGCTTTGCTCGTGCGTAGTCCGTCACGGTCTGCTTGGCCTTGTCGGCCTCGTCCTTCATTCGCGCGTACTCTTCCATTGTGACCCGTAGGCTGAAGGGCCGCGCTCTACTCGGTCGCTTGCTGTGTTG